AACTACGACAACATTGGCTGGTTGACCGAACAGGACTTGTCTGACTTCGATGCCATCGTGTTTGACGAGCTGACTAAGCTCAAGAACCCATCCGGCGCTCGGTTTAAGGCGCTACACAAGATCATCGACCAGTTCAAGATACGCTGGGGCTTGACCGGATCGTTCACCAGCAACGGGCTCGAGGACGTCTTCGGGCAGTGCAAGATCGTCGATGAGAAGCTCTTAGGCCGTGCCAAGGGCGCCTTCTTGCAACAGTATTTTGTCTGCATGAACCGCGACTTTGGCGAGTGGATGCCGCGCCCTGGCGCCCTGCTGCAGATCATGGAGAAGATCAAGCCGGCGACGTATGTGCTGGAGCCAGGTGAGTACCGCGACAAGTTGCCGCCTTGCCACGTCGTCGAGTTGCGCTGCCAGCTGGATGATCGGCAGCCTTACGAGAAGATGAAACGCGACTTTGCGGTACAGTTCCCGACCGCCGAGGTGCTGGCCGCCAACGCGGCGGCTGTTACATCAAAGTTGCAACAGATGGCCAGCGGGTTTGTGTACGACAGCCAGCGGACGGCCACCGCCGTGCCTGGGCAGTTTGCGACGACCAAGCAGTCGATCTGGTTTAGCAGTCACAAGTTTGAGCGATTGGATGAGTTACTCGAGGAGAATCAGCATGCCAATACGATCTTGGTTTACCAGTTTCAAGAGGAGCTGGCGGAGATTCGTCGTCGCTATCCGAAAGCGCAGACGCTCGACGATGAGAAAGCAATTGAACGCTGGAACGCTGGACATATCGAACTGCTGGCCGTCCATCCAAAAAGCGCAGGACACGGGCTTAACCTACAGCACGGAGGATGCGTTATGGCTTTTATATCTCTACCGTGGAGCCTTGAGCTGTACGAGCAAACCATCGGACGGCTGCACCGTTCCGGGCAGCTGCACGACGTCTGGGTTTATATCCTACTCGCCGACAAGACAGTTGACGAAAAGATCTGGGCAGCCCTGCACGACAAACGAGCAATTTCCGACATAGCAATGGAGGCATTGAAATGACTGACAAACAACCCGAAGCCCTGCGGCTGGCTGATAGATTGGAAGCGGATGCTCAAGGTTTAAACCTTGGCGCTGAAGGTATGGGCTGGGAGCCAAGCGCAAACAATATGCACGATGCAGCGACCGAACTACGCCGCTTGCATGAGGTGAATGCTGAGTTGGTGGAGGCGTTGGAAAAAATAGGGCTTTGCATTGCACATGACAATCCTAAAGGCGCAAGAAAAATTGCAGCAGCCGCTTATGCTTATGCTACAGGAGAACAACAATGATTGATGCCTTTATATTTTGGTTGATGAAACCGTTAGCAGAGATTGCCTTCTTTATCATTGTTGTTCTTATCTTGGCCTTCATATTCAGGGGGAAACTATGACCATCACACTAACCCGCGCGGAAGGTTACTACTGCGTTGTATGTGGCAGGTTCCTGCCTGAAGAAGATGGCGTGGTCGTGCATGACGATGTGCCGCACCCTGTTGACATGGACTTTGGAGATGAGGAGAACCCGCAATGACACCAAAAGAAATTAACGAGTTAAAGAAATTGCACAACCGATACCAAGAAGAAGGGCAAAAAGTTTACGCCTTAGTGATCGATTTGCATGAGAAATGCACCAACTTGCAAAAAGAAATTCGAGAGGCCGAAGGCGAAGACTATGACCCCATCCCGCTGATCTTTGGCGCTGGTTTTTGGATTGACCCTGATCTGTGAGGCAGCTATGACAATCACACTAACACGCGAGGAAGCGCAGCAGGTGCTGGATGCAATGGAAGCAATGCAGACCTACACACGCGCAGAACGCAAAGGTTTACGGATATTTGACGAAGCAATCGAAACCCTCCGCGCCAGACTTGCGCAGCCTGAACCGAAGCCGGTGGCGTGGATGTTGACAGAACTTGATGGCACTCCATTGATTGATTGTGGCGATTTGGTTGTTAAGCAGCGCCCAGTTTTAGTAAGCGACAAAACGGACTGCATACCACTCTACACCGCCCCATCACAGCGCGAATGGCAGGGGCTGACGGATGAGGAACAACTAGAAATTATGAAACAGTTTGGGCCGGGTCAACGTAAATTATTTGCAGATGCCATCGAAGCCAAGCTAAAGGAGAAGAACAGTGGATAACTACGTGATTGACGGCGACTTGGTTTTTAGTGACCAGAGTTCCGCATTGAAGTTTTACCGTGAGCAGTATCACAAGAAGAAAGAATGGCAAGGGCTGACTAATGAAGAAATTCTGGAGGAGTACAGGCAAGCGTATGGCGATGATGGGGACTTGACTGATGTTTATTTTGCCCGCGCCATCGAAGCTAAGTTGAAAGAGAAGAACACATGAGATACCTACTTTTATTATTGGCAGCGCCCGCAATGGCCGCCGCGCCCGACTACCTGACGTACACGAACGACATCAGTGTGCAGACAGTGTTGACCCAAGACCGTCCTAGCTGGTGCCACGGCATGAAGATGGCCTTTGACATCGACGGGCTAAACCGTGCGTACTATGGCTGCTGGGCCGCGTCGCAGGGCTTTGCGCACATTGAAATGTTGGACGGCAGCAAGCGTATTATCCCGATCTCTCGATTTAACAAACCCAAGGAGGCAACAAAATGACTGACTTCACCAAATACGAAACGCAGCGCGAAATTCTGATCGACTATCTGCACGTCATGATCGCCCGATCCGACTGGCACGGCGTCTCAGACGTCGCCAACGATCTGCGTGAACTGGAGGCCGAACAACGTGAAAAGAATTGACTACTGGAAGGCCAAACTAAAGGCCGCGCAGACCGAGGAGCGCATACGCCAGAAGGAACTAAACCAGATGGCCAAAGCGTTTGAGCGGGCACTGCAGCAGGTTAATGACATAGAACAAAGGATACAAGATGAAAAAGCAAAGCTGGCGCGCACTGAATGACCAGTTGCCGTCATTGTCAGAGGATGAGGTGTTCGCCTTACTGACGCACGAGACGTTGCATGAGCGCCGCAGCTCCCATCTGCAGCGCCTGCATCAGCGGTACTGCGCGCTGCGTGACGCCCGTGAACGGCTAGAGATCATGGCAAAGGCGGTACGTCCATGAAAATTGTCGAGTTTCCAAACCAAGTTAACACCGAAGAGGCGCTTGAGGTGTTGGATGATTTACGCAAACAGATTGCTGACGGCAGCATTAAGGCGTTTGTGGCCGTCGGGATAGGCGACGACCATACGTTATACGGCTTTTCTGCGTCAACTAAAAAAACCACGCGGCTTGAAATGATGGGCGCCATGATGGGTCTGCAATGGAATTACGTTGAGGGGGCGATGTGAAGTGCCAAAACTGCGGCAGCAAGACCCATGTAGTCAACACCACCCAACAGCCAGGCGGCATCCGGCGGCAACGCAAGTGTGATTCATGCAAGAGTAATGCCTACAGCGCCGAGGTGTGGCTGAAAGCAACGGCCAACGGCGCGGAGCCGGTTTATACTAAAGAGGAGGCAGCGTTAATAAAAAAGAAAGAGGTTGACGTTCGCCGGGCAAATGAAGATAGGAGAAAAACCGATGTTACATAAAGGAAGATTCGTTCAAGACAACACTGTGGTAAAGCCTGCGCCGTATGACACCGGCAAGGTCAGGATTGGCGTGTTCTACGATCCGCCACTATTCCAGCGCGCGTCGACGCCTGAAGAGCGGTTTATGCAGGACGTGGTGCTGGGGACGAAACCCTATAAAGAGTCGTCCCTCACCAAGTTCTTCGGGAGACTGCTGCGGATATGAAAGACCTTGTGGTGGTGTACTACGCGGCGATCGCGTTGGCGACGTTCGCTTTTCTGGCCATTGGTTTACCTGAACCCAAGGGGCCGTCACCCGTAGAGTGCGGGTCGCGCGATACCGTCATCATGACGACGCGCGACCGCGTCATCTGCCAGCAACTGCGCCGCCGCCTAGTTTGAGCCGGACGGCTTCGTACTGGGCGTAGCACTGCTTGAGGGCGAGCCGGACTTCGTCGGCTTCTCTGGCGAGTCCAACAACCACTTCGCTATCCTGTCGGTAAAGCTCTCTTGGGGTACAACCGCCTGATCCAGTACCGGTGGCACCGGGCACGGCACCGGCTTCGGTGGTGGGGCGCTCGGCGCGGTTGCGCAGGCTGTTGTTAAGAGCGGTATTCCTAGCAAGCAAATCACGCGTTTCACGATCCTTCTCCTGTCTCAAGTGATCAGCGTCCGCCTGGATCGCCTGTTGTTTTTCAATCGACGCCTGTAACGCCTTCGCGTGTTCTGCCTGCTGCTTGATGCGCTCGGCGTCCCACTCGGCCTGCACGACCATCTTGCCGTGCGACGTCCCTTTGACGTAGCCAGCACCGCCCGCAACGACTACTGCGATAACGGCGCCAGCAATAAAATAGGGGTTCATTTCGGCGGTACCTTAGTACCTTCGAGCTTTTTATGGACCTTGATCGTCTTGCAGACTTCCGTGTCCTTACCCTTGACCTTCTCGGTGCGGCAGACTTTCTTCATCTCACCGCCGGCAAACGCCACCATCGGCACAAACGCAATAAGTGCAACGAGTTTCTTCATGACGATCTCCTATTCAATCTCAGGTTGAGGTGCTGGGGGCGGCGCTGCCTTGCCGCCGAAACCGGCGACGACAGGCGCCGAGGCGAGTTGCGGCTCAACGCGCTGCACCGGCGCATGAGTCGGTGACGGTGGCGGTGACTTAGGCGGCGTCGGATCCGTCCAATCGCTGGCCTTGGATACGCCAGGTGGCGGGTCGATCAATTTGGCGACGCCATCTTTTCCTTTGATGGCCAAGAGCGTTGCCAGAGCGCCCAATATGTATTTCGACATATCGGAGAGCAACATAAAGAACTGCTTGTCCGCTGGCGCAATGCCCACCATCGGCTGCGTCACGAACACGACCGAATACATGGCCAAGCTCGACATCAACAGCAGCACGACGCAAAACGTCGCGCCGATGATTAGCTTGATGATCGAATCAATATGGTCAGGAGTCCACTTCATGGTTTCTGTTCCTCCGGCTTAAAGTCAGACGCGGGCAGCAACTGATCGGGGCAGGTGCCAGTCAAAGCGCAAGTTGGGCGTTGGCACTCGGGCTTGCTCCAGTTTTTGTTATCCATACAAGGATAACGGAAGCGGTCTTCGCAGCCGACTAGCCAGACGACGCCGATCAGACTAAGCGCCAAAAATATGAAGCGCATGATCATAGTGTTTTTTCCTGTCTTCAAGACCAATCGTGCCGCCGTTGATGCGCTTGGTCATGCCAAGAATATCGCCGGCGTCCGCAAACTTGTTCAGGTTGTTCGTCTCCCAGAACCAGCAGGCGCTCTGCGCTGCGCCTTCGAACGTGCCCAAGTACTCTGGCACGTCGTCGATGCTCATCTCCAGGGAGTCAGCAAAAGCCTGATAGTTTGATCGTCCAGTAAGCTGAATAAGCCCACGGCCGCGAAAACGATAGCCGTCCCCACTAGACTCATTGCCGTTGCCCATACGGTTAGCATAGATAAGATTTGCAATGGCCTCTTGTTTGTTAGGCCGCGCGCAATACTGATTAGCTGTGACATCGTCAGAAAAATATTTAGGAAACAAACGCCGCAGCGCCTGGGGTTTGTAGTTAAGGTTTTCGACGATGCTGGAAAAGCCACCCGACTCATGCGCACACTGGGCTAAAAACGCCGCCATGCGCTTCGGGGTGTTAATGTCGTAATCGGGAAAGAGTTGCGCAAGCGCGCGGTGCCAGTACTCGACGTACTTATTCTGTGGAATGATCTGACGTAGCTGGGCTTCGGTAATCATTTGCCGTATAACCTTTCTTCCAGTATTTCACGTCGCAATTCTTTCATCTTCCTGACTTCAGCCACCGCCGCCTGCGTTGCGACATACATGTCGTAGTACATGAACGCCAACACGGGCATGACGATAAAGAAAGTCAGTAGCACTGCCATGACGGTGATTAGTAGTGACCAAGGGACGTCTTCATCATCGCGCTTCTTGTCGTTAGCCACATTAGACCCACTCCCCACAGCACTACGAAAACGACTGCCGAAATCCATATTATTTTGGCCCTTAGTTCCGCTAGTTTTCTTTTGCGTCGCCATCTCGCCATTTGAATCAGTTTAAGCTCTTCTGCGTGCGCCTGATCTTGCTCGGCCACGATGGTCTTCCACATCTCCTCAAACTTGCTCCAAAGTGACCCCAATTCTGGCGGCGCTCGGAACACCATCGTTTCGCGTATCTCAGCCAGCATGGCGTCTAATCGTGTCGTGATGATGATACGGCGCAGCGCCCGGCGCCCAACGCTTTCCTCACCCTTGTAGACCTTTTTGCTCTCCATCTGCTCGGCCAACAGCGCCTTGCTTAGTGCGTCATAACTGTCCATCAACGCGCCCAACTGGTCACCGATCTCGGTGTACACGTCGTTCGGGTCGGCCTTGGCGATCTCCTGGACGCGCTGCACCTCGGCGTTGTACTTCTGCTTCTGCTCGACGGTTGGATTGCCACCCGTTACTTTATCGAACTGCGCACGCAAATCCTTCAGTACTTCTGACACCTCGCCGCTGGCGCCCTTGATGTCCTTGTAAAGCTGGCAGCCCTTCTTAACCGCGGCGACTGCGGCGTTTGCAGCGGCAAGAAGGGTTAGTGGGTCAATTTTTTACTCCATAGAAATACCGCGACGACGCATCTCTTCTTCAATATCCAACAAAGACGGTTCAGGGGCCGCTTCAGGCGCCGCTACTTCAGCCGGCAGATTAGGCTGCATTACATCCACCATTGGACCACCGCGCGCGCCAGTAATCGCCACTCCTTTACCAAGCGTCTGTATTGCGTTGTAGGCTTTCTCACCCTTGGTTTTTCCTTTAGCCAAATCTAGCAACAGTTTACGGTTGTTGCCCTCGAACAATACTCGAGAGAATGCTTCTGGGCTGGCAATTAGTGCGTCAACCAAAGCACCAGCTTCTTTAAGCAACAGACTTTGCGTAGCAGTGGCGCCGGCGCCGCGTGATACGCTATAGACCGTGCCGGCAGACGGGCCTGCGGTGCCCGCTGCGGTTTGTCTGGACAACACGCGCTGCATGTATTTCACAGCTAACTGGGCTTCTTTTAAATCAGCCGCGTTAGGGAACAGCGCCGCTAAGTCACCCTTTTTCTGTAAGGCTTTCAGCATATTGTCGATACTTACCGCCGGGTCAAGCGCCGACCCACTAGCGCGGCCTTGTGTCAGTACGTCATCTAAAGCACTGCGACGTACCGTGTCCAACACCGACGTTACTTGCGGGTTAGGATGCGCCGACATAACTTGAACTAAGAAGTTCTGCTGCGATTCCGGCAATTTTTTCAGCCTAGCCAAAACTTGTTCTGGCACCAATTCCGTTACGTTAGCCTTATCAAAAGCTTTTGTAAGTGGTCGGTCAGAGAACTCTTCAATGCGACGGAGGTTGGCCGCAAAGTTGTCGCGCGCCTGAAGCAGTTTGTCCGCGCCGGGTACCTTATTTTGAATGGCCGCGTCTAAGGATTCCTTGAACCCACGCAATACGTTCATGGCAATGCCTTTAGCTTTGCCTGGCGCTACGCCTTCAAAGATATTGCTGCCGCCAATCGTGGCCTTACCCGAATAGGCGGCGTCGCCCCATATAGCCAAGTTATCTTGCAGTCGTTTGATATCAATCGATCGAATGACATCCGGTGTCGCGGGCGTTACGATCGTACTCGCCGGTGTACCGCCTGGGCCAAGCACAGTTGATGTTGTAGTCGTCGCAGGTTTGCCCGGCTCAACGTACTCAGTCAGGATACGCTCTAACGACGATTTTAGCTGGGCAAAGCCAGGTTCTTCTGGCGCAATAGTCGCGAGTTGCTGGCGGACTTTATCGACGACTGGTGAAGTGTCGATCATGCCGCCGGCTGACTTGGCCGCGTTGAAGTCTTTCTTAGCGTCGCCGCGTAATTTGGACGACAGCGCCTTGCCGTAATTCTGAAACGCATCATAGACTGCTTGAGTCGCGGCTTCTGCCCGCTGAAGCGTGACTGGCGCGCCAGCAGAGCGTTGAAATAGCCGATCAAGAAACCCTTCGACGTCGATGGCTTGCCCTTGACGAAACGCAATGGGCGCTTGTCCGCTACGCGTTGACGACTCGGTTCTCGCTTCAATGGCTAACTGCTGGCGGTCTAGCGCCGCTTCGCCTGGCGTCAGTCGGCCAACACTAAGCAGCTCACTTGTCTCTGCTACTGATGGCATCGTAACGCGTGGTTGTGTCAATGCGCGCTGCGCGCCTAGGTAACTAGCCTTTGCAGCGTAAGGCGACATACCCAAAGCAAGTTGTGCGGCAGGACTTTCTGGCGCTACCGTGCCGGCGAAAAGACCTGTTGTGCCACCAACACCATATTCGCCTGCAACACCCATCTTAGTGCGGCCAAACAAGCCGGGAACACCAACTGCCGTTAGCGCGGCTGCTGGCGTGCCGGCGGATGAAAACTCATACGCGCCTTTGTAACCGGGTATCGAAAGCAAATCTATGCCGGTCAAATTACGTATGCCGCGCACCATACCTGCAGAAGAGAACGCATTAGGATCGTTACTTTTCTTAAGGTAATCGTACAGATTTCCCCAACCACCAAGGATGTCGACAACGCCTTTAGCGCCACCTTTAAATAACGACTCACCAAAATTCTGAAACTCTTTAAGCGTCGTTCCTGGCTCGTCCATCACTGAGCCGCTTACGGTCAATAGACCGCGCCGGCGCATTTCGGCTTCAACTTCCTCCAGTGTAGGTGTCTGTGCCATTATTTTTTACCTCCGGTCAGCCTAGCGCGTTCAGCTTTTAACTGGGCATCAGTCATATTAGTTAATGTCCCACCAACGCTGCTGGGGCCAGTAAATATGCCGGTGTATGTAGGCGTATAGCCTGAAAGCGACTGATTCTTACGCAAATAATTTTCTGCGGAGTCAGCTTCTTTAATTATCGCGCTATTTCTATCTCTTAAATAATCTATTAGCTCACGTCTAGCAGAAGCGCTGTTTTCTAAGCGAGGAACAACACCCTTAACAAATTCTAGGTCGACATTAGATATGCCTCCGCCCAACTTCCCGCCCATACTTTGTAAAATAAGATCCGAAGCTGATTTTTGAAACTGCTCTGATCTAGACAGCGTGTCAGCATCACTTTTACTAATTAAACCTAACGAGTTTAAAAAGTTAGCCGCGCCTACACGGTTTGCGGCAAAAGATCCACCTATTAAACCTCGACTATCAAGATCAGCAAGCCGCGCAAGTGCGGTGTTACTTGCCACAGCATTGCGTTTGTTTGCTCTAGCTATAGCTATCTCTTCAACGTCTAATTTAGCTAACCCTTCAACTACTTGTTTTGGCCCAGAAGGAAGTGAAGAAGTAGCAGTCGCTGTAACTTGAGTTGTAATCCGATCAACATCTCCAACAAACGGTTTGCGGACTTGTTTACCGTCTTTAACGTCGTACACAAACTGTTCGTCTTTCATTTCATCCACAAATACAGCTTTACCTTTATCCGGCCCTGTTTTTACCTCACCAACAACGGTGAGATTTGGCTTATCTTTCCTTAGCCCACCGCGCAGTATTTCGAGTTTGGTCTTCAAGTCCGTTACGTCTGGGGAGTTAGGGTCAGGCGCATTGCGTATTTGTTTTTCTAAATCAACTATAGCGTCAGCTAAAACTAGCTGTTTATCGGCGTCTTTAGCTCCGCCTTTTCCTAGCATTAGCGGGAGCTGTTTTGCATATTCAGTATTAAACGCTTCTGAACCAGGTTCACCTTTTAGAGAGGCTAAAGCAAAGGCATTCTTTTGCTCGTTTGTACCTCCTCCGTCAGCTCTGCCGCCACGCCGCAAGTCACTTATTTCCGTGTCAATAAGTTTAAGTTCAGGGCTGTCCGCAGAAGCACCTTCGGCTATGAGTTTTTGTTTTCCTGATTCTAACTCTCGGATGCGCGCAGCCGCCAGCAGTGCGGGCGACGTTCTTTCACGCGTACGCTGTTCAGCCAAGGCTTTGTCACCCTGCACTTTACGACCATACTCCGCTAATGCCAACGCACCTTGTGGATCACGCATACCGGATAGTTGCCGCGCAGCAGAAAAAATAGCTTCTGGGCTTGATAGGTCAAGCCCACCCAGCACCGACTGGCGCGCGCTGATCATGCGCAACTGTGGGTCTTCCGCGCCCAGCAGACCAGCCAAACCGCGGCCGAACTGCTGACCCGCACGGATCGCGCTGAAGCGGATGCTCTGATACGGATCAAGCTGTGCGAGCTCCGCAGCCTGACGTTGCATCATCAGGTCTTGCTGCTGTTGGTACATCTCAGGCGAGGTGAATAGACCTAAAATTTCGCTTGCCATGATGGCTCCTAATTCGTCACTGCGTTCTTAGTAGTACCCGTAGCCTTGATTTTGCGGGTTACGGTTAGCTGAATCAAAGTAGGTAGTAGGAAAACCGCCCGGCACATTTTCACTTCTTAGCTGTGTACGGTTATACGCTGGGCTACCTGCGCCGCTAAACAAGTTCGTCAAGTAGTTTCCTACCCCTGAAGTCAATTGTTGATTAGTGCCCAATCCTTGCAAGAACGATGCAGTCGGGTTCAACGCATTCGCTGCCTGCATCGTTTGCGCCGCGTTCGTGCCGCCAGTTAACAGCGCCTGTGCTGCCGCTGCGCTACCACCACCTAACGACGCGCCGATCTCGAGTGGCTGACGCCCTAACGCCTCGATATCACCTGCTGCGCCGAGGTAGCTTTGGAACGGTGCAAGTGAGCCGACCAGACCGCGCTGGTAGCCGCCCAGCAAATCAGCACCGGTGCCGAACAGCGTAGTGCCAAAGGCCAACTGACGCTGCCCTTCTGTCTGCGCTCTAGCGGCCAGCTCTGCATCTTGCTGTGCGATCGCGTTGTAGTACGCCTCCATCTCTGGATTCGTTGCTGAAAGCCCTACACCGCCGCCTGGGCGAAAACCAGTCGCGCCGACGGCTAAACCAGTGCGGCCTGTTTGGAATTCTTGATTACGCAATGCGGCCAACTGACGCTCACGTTGCGGCGCCAAGATGTCGAGCTGCGAGGTCATATAGCGTTGTGCTACGTCGGCTGGCGACTCGGCCAAATAACGCTCACCCAAACCGAATAGCCGACTAGCAGCGTCAGTCATCGGGGCATACAGTCCTGGCGCTTGAGCTAGATAATCAAGCCCGGTGCCGCCAGCCATACCCAGCAGTTCATTTTGATAAGCGCGGAGTTCAGGTGCCAGCGTATAGGATGCGCCCGATACACGGCCGTCGCGGCCAGTGGTGAACTGGCTTTGGCCGAATCGCGTTGTGATGCCTACCGGCCGAAACCGCGCCTCTTCAGCAGCAATCCGCGCGGCTTGAATTTGCGCGTCGGCAGAAGCCTGCGCGGCTTTCCGAGCGGATCTTGATTGCATGGCGCTACCAAGTAGTCCACCCCCTGCCGATATAAGCGCGGCGGTAACAGGCATGTCATTCTCCTTTAATCAACACGTTATCCACGTTCGCCGGGTCTTTTTCATCCGTTGCGTGGATACAAAACCAAACACAATCTTCAATCGCCTTCACGCCGTGCGTGATGCCCGCTTTAATCTCAAGACAGGCAGGCGCGCTCACAATTTGAATATCGTCGCCTACCAGTACCGCCACCTTACCCTTAGCCAGAATCGACAAGTGGCTAAAATCATGCGTATGCTTCAATATCGCCTGCCCTGCGCCAACATGAATCTCTTTGGCGTACAACCCATCGGAAAAATGGTGTGTTATTCCGTTGAGTAAAATATCTACTGACATAGCTTAACTATTTACCCACGATAAATGCTTTCCACCAATATTTACGGCAAATTGTGAAAGTAGGTTTTCCATGGTTAGTCATAAAGTATGTTGATTGTGCCAGCGTCAAACAGGTCTGTACCGTTAACTGTCGTAATTCTTAGCTGGGTAAGCGTGTCGGATAAGGTTTTTGATCCGGAAAAAAAGTTTGGTGAATCTGATGATGATGATGCCCATGTGCCACCACACACAAAAGTATTACTTCCAAGTAAGCAAATAGTCATTAACCCCGATCCAGTTAAACCAGATAGTTGCCCTCTTGTAACCTGAAAACCCGCAGAATTAAAGTTTTCACCACCCCTATTACCTACTGCCCCAGAGTATCCAGTAGTTTCAATACCGCCACTATCGCCAAGTTGAACCTGAATACGGCTGGTTCCACTTGTGCTTACCTCGCTAAACAGTATAGTAATTCGGCTTACTGTCGAAGGAATGCTAGTAAAGTTTACTTCTGTTCCTGAAGCAAATACTTCTGTACCGCGTACCGGTGTAGTTACAGCACCAGTATTACCATTGACACTAGTAACACCTGAATTAGTAATCGTTGGGTTTCCAGATACGCCGTCACCATCAGTTACGGTAATACCAGTCCCAGCAGTAATAGCCCTAGGCGTTAGCGTGTTGGCTGCTGTTCTTACGGCAATACCGTTAGAGGCTGTATCGGCAACAGTACCAAGGTTGACCCGGGCGTTAGCCGCAGTAGACGCGCCGGTGCCACCATCTGCAACTGTTAAGTCTGTTATGCCGGTAATAGACCCGCCGCTAATTGTTGCTGTCGCTATGATTGCCGTGCCAGCAGTAACGGTGCCGGTAAATGTAGGCGATGCAAGGTCGGCTTTAGTAGCTACCGCAGTAGCAATATTATTGAACTCCGTATCAATCTCAGTACCTTTGACAATCTTGGCAGCGTTGCCAGACGCCAAAGAATCTTTTGACGCGAAGTCTGTACTTTTTACATAGTTACTCATGTTACTCGCCCATTCTTAGTGAGAATTTCAATCTTTTGTATAGACAACTCGGAAGCGTTAATTTCTGCTTCATAACCTGTCTGCACAATACGTCCTGACCCAGAACCTTGCGCGTAAAGTGTTTGCAGGGCGATACCGCCAGCGTACTGTGCTACCGGAACACCATTCGCGCCGTACTCAGCAATGCCGTACTCGGATATAGTTTGCGTCGGTATCTGTACGTTTTGAGAGTAAAAATTTTCACTAAAATCAAATGACCATTTTATAGTGAGAGGTTGGTTAGTTCCGCCAACAACTACAACGCCGATCCGTTTTAATATAGATGTGACGGCTTGATCACCCAAATCCGCTTGATTGGTGTAGTAGTACAAACGATAAGTGTCTGTATCATCTAAATATCCGTTGTATTTACCTATGTACCCATTCTTGCCTATTAGCAAATCGCCGTTGCGCCGTGACAATAAAGCTGTAGGTGCAATGTCGCGCCAAGTCGTTACCCTAGATGATCCATCTTCTAAAACGCCGCGCGTATCGAAAACATAGACAAAATTAGCTGTAGGAAACGTAATCAAGTAAAACGCATTTATCTCTGAATAAACCGCTTTAATGCTAGCTGGGGTTTCGCCCGCTGCCATTTGCACAAGATCATTACGAACATTTTTGCTTAAGTCACGAAACGGCGCAGACTTTTCTTGAATCGTGCGTAACACCGACCGTACACCGCTGTTCGACAAAAACACAACGTCCGTGTTGGTATTCTGTACTGAGTCGCGGGCAATGCAGCCGATACCCCCTACCGTGTCATAGAGCGACATTGTTGATGGGGCTGTTGCGCCCTGGTAAACCAGAATTTGTCGCTTACCAAAAATGAACAAGAATCCGTTATGCGCAGCTAACGCAACAATCTCATCTGGCCCATTTGGCCATACGGTATTGACATTAAGCGACCCCGCTGTGCCGGTTGACCAGACGTGGCCTGCAATTAAGTCGGAAAAATACAGCGTCTGTTTATTGCCTGCCGTATTAGCCGCCCAAAGACGACCGTAAGCTGAGATAACGCAATCCGCAGAAGGTACCGTAGCAGCGTAACCTGTCTTTTCAGAAACACGGCGATAGGTTGTGGTGCTTACCGCAGGATCGTAAATTAACGGATCGTGGCCGGTCTGAAAAAAGTACGTTATGCCGTTTAGCGACGCGCATTGCCAGTTGTTGGCCGTGATCGTCGGTGCTGTGCCGCCACCACCATAAGTTAACTCGACGACGGCGTTGCTACCATCGAGCTTGAATAACTTATTGTTGCCGGCAAACAGAATCGTATACGCCCCATCCGCGCCGACCAATTCGTGGATCACGCCGACATTATTCGCCCCTAAGTTGCCAGACGACGAATTAACTTTCGACCAGCCTTTGCGAGCGCCGATGCGGCCGTACTGATCGATAACGCAATTGGTGGCTTGCAGCGCAAAACCCGCCGCCAAATCCATCGGCGAATCTTGAGTGTTCAGGCCAAAAAAGCCTGGTGCAGAAATCGTATTGACTTGTAGCGCCTGGCTCATGTCGGCACAAACTCCTGCATCTCAGGAAAGCGAGTCGCCTCCAAAGCTATATAATCAGAAAGCATACTTCTGTAGAGCGCATATGCTTCTGAGGAATTTAGACCACCGTCTTCACCGCGCTCAACCAACGCTCTGGCGTAAGCGTTCTGCGTCACCAGCACGTCCGGCACCAGCACCATCGTCGAGTCCGACGCCAATACTGCTTGCGGCACAGTTAGAAAAAACTTGATGGTGTACACACCGTCAGGCCGACCCCATAGTTGCACTTTAGCGTTGCCGCTGCCGTCGACACCCTCAAAGCAATACTCAGTAGGCACGGCGTTTACAAACGGTTGGAGGTTCTGCTTGCGCCGCATGTCGCCCACCGTGATATTACTCATGACGACGTTGGAGGTCGTGTTCAATGGTTCGCTGCTAACGCGGAACTTCTGGCCAGCGCCGGTCAGCGAATACTCGTAAACACTTGCGGAAGTGGTGACCGTGATTTCCGTCCCTAGCGCGTTCCAATCGTAAGCGTCTTCGATCTGCCGCTTGGAGTCGTTGACGAACTTACCAATTAGTGATGAGTAGGTAGTCAGACCGACAGTTGATACCGTCTGCTCGCGCAGGCGGATTAGCACATCGTTGACGAGTTCTAAGTAGGTCATTTGCTTTTCGCCTTATTCCTTGCGGAAATAGCTTTAGCTTTTGCCTTTGCGTCCGCCTTGGATGATGCGCCCCATGCATTTAAAGATAACAACAGCCTTGTCGGCTTGCCATCTTTACGCTCGGCGCCGGGCATGTTGCCCATCCTGGCGAGAAAAGAAGCTCGTCTCGGGTTATCGCCAGTTTTCACCGGCGCTTTCAGGGATCCCCCTGTTTCTGCATTATAAGACGCCCGACCCGTGGCATTCAAGCCGCCCTTTGGGTTTTGACCGGCTTTTCTCTGCCACGCGGGTGTCTTCATTTTTTCCTCGGTTTAGCCGTTTTAGCAGACTCCTTAAACGCAGCGGCAGTCGGCGCGCCTTTGGCGCCTGGCTTTCTCATCTTCTCACCGGAGCCCGCCGCGATGCGCTTACGCTTGGCGTTGATATTGGCGTACAGGCCGGGTTTCATTTCTTGGCCTTTTTCTTAGCCATGCCGGCCATGCTCAAACCGATCGCAACCGCTTGCTTCTGCGGGTAGCCTTCCTTGCGCAACTTGCTGATCTTGGCCGAAGCAGCTTCCTGCTTGCCTTTTTTCGTGTATGGGTACTTCTTTCCGTCGACCATTGGCATGATGTCACCCTTTAAAAAATAAACGATCTGCAACGAAGGTAACCACACCACCCAAGGCGGACGCGATCGACATGCCGACCCAAAATCCACCTTTAGATTTGTTGGCCATCTCCAGCAACTGCTTAATGTCGCTCCGCATGGCGTGGACTTCGGTTTGCAACGCCTCTACCTGCGCCTCTAACTTGCCGAACTCTCTCGGGTCAATTTCTGACATGATCTTTCCTTGGCCGGCCGGGACGGCGCGCGTATTCGGGCGGCGTCATAGCAAGCTGTCTGGTTTCATCCTCCACGGGGGCGTCCTCATCAACGCGGACGTATCCAGCGTGGCCTTTCATGCTGTCTATATCGTGCTGGAGCGTAAACGTAACAGTTTGCCCGCTTTGCAAACAGCGGAATGTCGCGGCCATGTTGCCTCCAGAGGTGAGTTCGGGGGCCGAAGCCCCCGGGTATTACGCCAACGAACGAACGACGACCAAACGAAGTGTAGCGGAGGCCAAATTGACTTCAGCGCCTGTTTCGTTTTGAAAACGGATACTGACCACGTTAGCCGCACTGACGTAGGCGGTCACAATCAGACCCGCCACATCAACAGCCAACGAAGCCGACAGCACCATGTCGCCCAAGGCAACGCCTGGGACAGCTACGGTATCGGTGTCGCCTGCGCCGTCAGCCAAAGTATCGGCGTCTAGCGTAGCGCGGACAAGAAAAGTATTAGTGTAAAGACCGCGAAACTGGTCATTGCCAGCACGGACGGTCACGGAAGTAGCATTTGCCATGATGTTCTCCTAATTAGGTTAAAGACCCCCGGCTTTCACCGGGGGCGTTCAATTAGGCTGGAACAGCCAGAGCGAATGCCGAGGACGAGAGAGCAGCGCCAGTAGTAGCCGCAGTACGCATAGCTTTTACGCCGTACAGGGTATCAGCAGTAAACAGGGTACCGAGATATTCCTGCTTGTACTGAGTCTGCGAACGGATCGCCATTTGCTCAACCAGCACCATCGAGTCGCGGTGGCCCATCAGGCAGATACGGTCAGCGCCCGAGCTACCAGCACCGAAGTCGGCGTTGGAGGTGACGAACACTGGGATGCCGTACAGGTTGCCGATCTCACCGTTGCGGATGGCATTGCCGTCACCGACAAATGCCTGTTCAGTGTAGCGAGCCAGACCCATCAAGGTGTTACGCGACGATGGTGGGATGATGAAGAAACGACCGTCCATCGGGGTATCGTTGTCATCCAAACGCTGAATGGTGCGACGGATAGCAGCATCGGTCAGGGCAGCAGCGTTTGTGCTGGTGCTGTTGTACGCGGTGGTGCCGTCCGAGCCGATGAAGGCTTTGGTCGTGGTGTTGCTAGTTGCGTAGTCGTCAGTACCAACGGTTGCACCGTTGAAAGCACGGCCGAGACGAACCAGATCGGTGTCGACCTGGCGAGCCAGCGCGTAACCAGCGTCGGCAGTGTAGAACTGACGCAGCGAGTTGAGGGCTTGGGCTTCGACGATGTCTTCGATCAAGCGGCTGTACTCGTAGTGCTTGTTGATCGATACCTGGACTTCGGACTCGGTTGCAGCGATCAGGGTCACCGCGTCGGTCGATACTTTGGCCGATGCAGAGCCACGGGTTGGTGCTGGGATGTGGACGATGTCACCCTTTTTGCCGCGGAAGTTCATCTTCATGACCAGGTTGGCCAGAACGAGGTTCTTCTTATAGGCGGCAACAATTTCATCACTCCAAATTTCTGGGATGAATGTTGCTGCTGTTGTTGGGGTAACGCTATTTGCTGGGGAAAAAGCTGTATTAGCCATGTCTAGCTCCTAAAAAGTCAAAAGTTTATTTGACCCGCCCCTCTTGATACGCCGCCATGATTTCCTCAGACAGTGCGTCATACCGGGCTGGGTCGGTCATTTTCAGCCGAATAAGGTCAGCACGTCGGTAAACCCGCTTTGAACTCTCCCCTGTACCCCCACTATCCACTTGCGCTGCCTTCATGGTCTGCTGGCGCGCGGCAGTTGCCTGCTGCTTAACCTGCTCACCACGAATATTGCGCAGTTCTTTGTAGGTACTAAACAATTCATTCGCCGAATCGAAATCTGCCTTGGCGTCGGCTTTGGCAAACAGCTCGATGCGCACTGGGGAAGATTTCACCCAGTTCACAAAGTCCTCACTATTGATCAACTGCTCATAGTCAGGATGCGCTTGCGTCAGCTTTTGCTTCGTTTGCAACAGTTTGAACTGGGCGCTTGCTTCGCGAGCGGCCAGAACATCCGGGTGCGTCTCGATCGTTTTGTGAATTGCCGTTTTAGGGTCTTCAAAGAAGTCTACTTCCGGCTCTTCTTTTTCAACAGTCGTTTGCCGTGCCCCAAGGTTTTGCTTGATCAGCTCGTCGGCCAGTTTCCGCACTTCCCCGACTTCTTGCGCCTGTCTTCCGATCACCTTTTCGGCCTCTTGGTGCATCTTTACGATGTCCTCAAGCGACTTATTTCGGTACCGATCCGGTAATTCCGGCTTAGACTCCGCTATTGCGTCGGGTAGTTTCGCTTCCTCTGCCTCTAACTCGCTAGGCATCTCGGGTTCATTGTCAATCAACATGTCGTGGTTCCTTTTCCTGCCATCTTTTGGTTCCCAGGATTAAACATGAACGGGGCAAAAATGCTTATCCGTTCGCTTTGCGCTCCGATTCTAACTTTTCACGATGTTTCCGGTCAAATTGATGATACGCCGTCGGAAAATGACCAGACCACCCTTCAAGGTTAAAGTGCGGAGCAGAAATCGTGCGGCGGGCTGACTTGCCACACTTGCAACTCACTACTTGTTGCTCAAAAGTTGCCAATCTTTCAATTAATTCGCCGCTTTCGCAGAGAAATTCATACATCCTGCGCATTTAAGTCCTCATAAGCTTGTTCGCTGACCGATTTAAGGTTTCTCAGCCAAGTCAGGATAGACAATTCGCCTTTCTTAAATTGTAAGTCTTTCTCGCCATCAATGGTAGAAATATCCTGCAACGTCAATATTATCTTGTCAATATCTTCCAACAGATCCGCCCAGCCTGGTGTGGCCATCATGGAAAACCTGTCTTCATAGTATTTTTGCAGCTCTGGCGTCATCAGATACCTAATGCTTGTTTAATTTCGCCCGGTGTAGCGGCGGCGTCAATATCGGCTTGTATGGCCGCATATTTTTCTCGGATAGTTTGTCGTGCTGTTTCTGCGGCCTGAGCATCTACCCCAGGAATCTGCTTCATGATGACTTCATCATACGGTTTAAATTCTTCCGCACGGGCAGCACGACGTATATCATGGGCTATTGTTTTAGCCTTATCGATATTTACGACAATCATACTTCCTCCCTCGCAGGAAACTCGTTGCTTTCAGCACCCACTCCATCCGGCTCATCAATGACCGCTTCCCACGCATTACGAAAAGTTCTATCGGTTGGAATATCATCCATTGCAACAATCTTAAATGGCTTTCCAGCAGGAACATCCTTAGCGGCTATTTCTTCTATCGTATGTTCTTTTAAGCACTCTGGCGCAGGTGCTATGACCACCACACCACCTTCGTCGTTTGCGTAAATTATTCTTTGGTTCATTATCTACACCATTTCAGCGAAAGACAGCAACATAGTTATTCTCAGTATCAACAGCTCCTGTACCTACTCTAAAAGTAATAATACGAACAGCCGAGGTTGTTGGTGCTGTACCAGAATCCTGATTAAAGACTGTGCCGTTTACCGCGCTAGTCCGATTTGTTGTGGCAACCATTGAATAATTCGCATCAGGCATAGCAGTAGAAAAATTAACCGTATAAGTTCCAGTGCCATTATCTGAAATACTCGATACGTTCACGCTATCACGAATTGAAACCGTTCCAGTACCGTTAAAATTCACCCAAGCTCTTGCGCCGTAGTAAAGTGGGCTTCCAGAAGTTGTCTCTACAAGCTCACCCGTTAAGGCATGGTTATGAGATGTTCCTGACGCGGTATTTGTCGATGTGTTAGTGATAGTGCTAGGCGTACCCATCGCAACAGAACCGCTAGTTGTGATGGTAGTAAAGCTCATACCAGCACCAGCGGATACACTTGTCACAGTGCCCGATCCGCCACCACCAGACGCCGCGATCGTAATCGAACCCGCGCCGTTCGTTATGCTGATGCCTGATCCAGCAGTCAACGTACTCTTAACAAGCGTATTGCCTGTTGAGTTTCCGATTAAAAGTTGACCGTCTGTGTAAGATGTTTGCCCGGTACCACCATTAGCTACGCTTAATGTACCGGTTACTCCCGGCGTAATGTTTGAGGAACCATTAAACGACGCCGATGAAGTGCTGGCAAGGTCTGTTTGTATAGTTCTGGCGGTAGTTAATGTTGCTGCGCTACCTGTAGTATTTTGATTTAATGTGGGAACGTCCCCAGCTTGTATAGCGGACATCACTACGTCAGTTCCGTCACCGCGCAAATACTGTCCAGACGTGACAGCGCCGGCCAAAGCGTCCATCGCCGCTTGTCTAGATGTCTCGCCTGTACCGCCGTTAGCGATCGGTAATGTGCCTGTTACCTGCGTGCTTAGACTAACGCCAGATAATGTACCGCCGAGAGTAAGGCTGCCGCTGGACGTTACTGCGCCGGTCAATGTAATGCCATTAACTGTGCCTGTGCCGCCAACGCTAGTGACAGTACCAACGTACTGATCGTTTGAGGTAATCGTAAAACTTGGGTAGGTGCCTGAAATGCTAGTCGTACCCGCACCAGTCAACGATACCGTTTGATCCGGGGCGCTATTAGTAATCGTAAAGTTAGGGTAAGTACCGCTAGTACTTATGCCAGTGCCTGCACTCAACGACACTGTCTGGTCTGGCGCGCTATTGGTAATCGTCACATTACCCGTTGCACCAGACACAGAAATACCGGTGCCAGCTATGGCGCTTAATACGCCCGCATTAGTAACCGTAATTGATCCAGCGCCCTCAGTGATCGTAATGCCCGTGCCGTCAGTCAGTGTGTTTTTTTCCCACAGACTGGTCGACGCGTTATAGATCAACACCTGACCGTTTGATGGGTTCTGCGCTGAGACGTTATGCAGCTCGTCCAGTTCATAACCGTTCTGTACGCGCACGTACAGACGACCGTTGCCGGCATTCGCGCGCTCGACCACACCGATATAGACCAAATGATTTGGTGCGTATGGCTTTGTACTAGTCAGTGTGCCAGCAGTCGCGCCTAGATACAACGTATCGCCTGCGGTGTATGCACCAAGATTCAAACCATCCTGCACACCTTGGCACAGAATCATGCCGGCCTGATTGGCACCAATATCTTCAGCGCAAACGCCCAAAGTCTTTGCCGATGTCGCGTCGCCTGTGTTGTACGCAAGCTTGACCGACACCCGATCGCCTTGCGCGGCGAACATATAGACCGGCTGACCCTTAGTAATCGTCACCGATTCCGCGTTCGTCGCGTAGGCGTACAAGGTCTGACCTATATCGGCAGCGATATTGGCGTTTAAGCCGACTGTCATAGTCTGCTGAGTAGCATCCCAGTACAGCCGACCGGCTGCGTTTGTGACTGTTGCACCAGTGTCAAACTGAATGAAATCCGGCGACGAAATACCGCCGGTGATCCCCGTCATTGAGGTGATGTTGTTGTTCGCGCCTGCTGTCGCCCAGCTCTGATCAATCTTTTGCCAGACAGTACCATTAAAAATCAACCAATCGCCCGGCTGCCAATCGCTAATGCCGTCAAGAGTAGTTGATCCAGCGACTGACACAATGTAGTAGTAACCCGAAGTGCCGACACCAGACGCTAGGGTTGGTGTATTGGTAGAAGCGTTCCATGTACCTTGATAGTCAAGCACTACCAATGCATCAATCTGCGCTTGCAGACTGGCCAATGCATCCAACACCGTCTGCGACGTGCCGCCACCGTTAGTGATGACCTTGATCCGCTCGGCTAGATCAGGTGCAACGACTTCACCGACGTTAATCTCACGGCCATTCGACAGCGTAATGACGAGTGAGCCGTCAAAATCAATCTTGGCGTCCGTAACCGACACACCATCTTCACCATCGACACCATTAACGCCGTCTTTACCGGCTGGACCCATCGGTCCCGTAGCGCCGTCCCGGCCTGGGCGGCCATCTTTACCGTCTTTACCGTCGCGGCCGTCGATACCATCGACACCATCACGTACCGAGTTGACCCGATCCGTGATTTTCTGACCTAGATCGTCGTATTTGGCACGAATGTCCTCCTCGATCTTCTTCAAGGCGTCGACCACCATGCCGACGTTTTCACTGACACGACGTTTTTGGTTGCTTCTAGCCTCTAAAAGTGACGCACGAACCGACTCCAGAACAGCATTTTGCTGCTCTGGCGTCATGTTTTGCAGAATTAACTGTTTAGCGAGGCTTTCAACGTCCATTCGACAGCTCCTTGGTCAGTTCTTCAAGGAAGTCTTCTTCCATGCCGCTGATCTTGTTCTGTTTATCCGCCATCTGCATCTCAACAATCTTTGATTTGTTCTTGATGTCGGCTTCTTTCAACATCAATTCAGCAATCTTGACCCGCTTGTCGAACTCTTTGGACGCCAGCTCATCATTGTTCGGCAAATTCTGCGTATTGGCCGCCATGATCTTCGCTTCCGTCTCGACCGGCTTCAACCGCGCCTCGATCAGCGTCTTCGTGGCCTCTGCACGGTTCTGCTCGGCCTGCGTCTGATTGACCGCGATCTGCGCCTGCGCTGCTTGCATAGCCAACTGCTGCTGCATCTGCGCCATTTGCTGCTGTTCTGGGTTCGGCTGCGCCATCTGTGTCAGCGACTCCATCAGCTCCATGCGGTTAGACAGCGAGCTGTTGGCCACAATGCCCTTCAGAATCAACGGCAGCACCGGTGTGTCTGGCCCCAAGGTCTGCAACAGCGCAATGAACTGCGCCTGCTCGTACTCGCGAGCGATGATGCCCAGTGTCGCAGTTGGGATGAAGTTCATATCCACCGACGGATACCGCTCGGGGTCGAACTGCATGTACCTAAACGCCGACTTCTTGATGAATGGCATCAAAAAGTCTTCTTGGAAGTTCACCAGCGTGCGCTTGTACTTCTTAATGATCGAGGCGACTGCCATCGACATGCCGGCGTTGCCACCGTCACGCGAGACTTGGCTGACCATCCCTTGACTGTCCAACGTGCCGGTTGCCTGCAACAGCATCGTCTCAAACCGCTGGGCGGTGGCCAAGTTGTCGTTCGACGTCTGACCAAACTTGAACGGAAACAGAATCTCGTTCGGGTTGCCGTTGGTTAGAATCGCCTTGCCCGGACGCACTTCAAACTTCGCCCCACGTGGCAGACGCGTCGCGTCCATTGCCATCATCGGCGCCGATGTCAGCGCCAGTCCATCCAAATGCGAGCGCACTTCTGCGTCGATCGCTTTCTGCATGTTGTACGCCTTCTCCACCGTCCCCCGCCCTAGCAAGCGGTTGGGCACCGTGTCGTCCTGGTACGACAGCACCGGACGATCCTTCATCATGTACGGATTCTCTTCGGCCTTCAAGAGCATCCCGTCGTTGGCAATCACAACGATCGCCTCGACCATGTCGCTGTAGTCCTCGGCCGCTGAATCTTCCGGGAACAGATCGACCATCTCCTCGTCGCTTTCGTTCAACTTGGCGATGTACTCTTTAGGCACCAGACCGTAGTAGGTCAGAAGCTTGACCTTCTCATCTTCGTAGGCGCTGACCTCTTGTGTCGGCTCCAGATCAGTGTCTTCGTACGTCGGGGTGATGTTGACTTTGCGATAGATGCCGCGCTCGATGTTGCGCACCACCTTGTGGATCGATACGTACTTCTCAATCGCCACGCCCATGCAGTCGTCGACCGACGTGCCGTTCGGGTCAAATAGGAAGTTCTTCGGGTTCACCGGCACCAACTTGACCGACACCCGCGGCTTCTCGATCACGCCAATGGCCGCCTGCCCCATCTGGCCAGGGATCGGTTGCGTAGCCGGCATGTACTCCTTCTCCATGCTGACCACGATCTCACCAATACCGGTGCCATAGATTTCGGCTAACAACTCGATGTGATCGATAGATTTTCTGATCTTGTCCTTCTTGAAGTCCTCCATCAACTGGCGCTTTAGCATCTCCACGTCCAGTGGGCTGCCGTCGATGTCCTTCAAGTCGTCTTCGATGTCGAAGTACTCGCCCGAGCCAAAAATCGCCTCCATGATCTCGGCGTGGCGCGTCTCCACCGCCTGCTGCGTCATCGGCGTGACCAGGCGGGAGCGTTCAGATTCGCGGGTCTTGTCTTCGATTGCCCACTCGCCACGGAAGATACGTTCGTACTCTTCCCAGCTTGGCAGGAAATTGATGTCTCGGTAGGTACGCCACCGATCACAATGATCAGTCACGAAAGAAACTAACTCTTTATCGGCCTCGTCTGGCTGATCAAAGTCGTTTTGGTCCATCTCACACTCCAGCGATCACGTCGATTGGTTCCCAATCATCATCCGCGTCGTCCGCAAAGTAAGAGGTTACGGCCAACTGGTCTATGTAGGACAATGCATCGGGCAGGTCATCATGCACGCCCTGCGCAGGAAACAACAGCAGTTGGTCGAGGAATGTTTCCCAATCGCCGTCTTCGTTTAGCACGATGCGTCCATGCTCGAAACGACCTTGGAGTCCCCAGATTATCCGGTCGGCCTTTTTTCGGTTGCCGTGCGTCAGGTCAACTATGTGCGAATATACATTATTCTTACGCATTAAGTCACTCAAATACGGCAAAACCGCGTTCTTTAGTGCCCCCCGCTCGATCCCCACCGACATCGGCCGGTAATCGCGCATGGCCATCAGGATCTTCGCCGCCGTCTCCCGGATGTCCCACCGCCCGTGCCAGATGTCCTTCACCCACCACGTGCCGTCCTCGGTCACCTTTACAATCGCAATCGCCGACTCGTCTAAGCGCTTCTTGGAGTTCGCCGCCTGCTTGGCCACCTCTTCAAACCCCGCCAGATCGACCGCCACGTAGTAACTGCCGTACTGCGGCTCGTCGCTGTACTTGATCCAGTCTTCCTTGAACACGTCCGCCCCGGCGTTGTCGAAGCTCGCCATGTATTCTTGCTTAAATGCAAACGTCGACAGCGTCTTCTTCGCCGACTCGATCTCAGTCGGGTCGATTAGCGGGTTGTCCTTGGTGGTGAAGTGCCAGCTCTTCCAGTCGTCATCGTCTTGCGTCTGCCCCAACTTGTACAAGTCGTGGAACCAGTTCCTGCCCTTGGGCGTGCCGATGAACAACCCACGCCCCTTCTTGTCCGACAACGACGCTCGAATGACCTGCTCCCACGCCTCGGGCTTAATGTCGGCCACTTCATCCAGCACGGCGTAGGTCAAGCTCACCCCGCGCAGGGTGTCGGGCCGGTCGGCGCCTCTGACATAGATCGTCGCCCCGTTGATCAGCGTGATGTCCTGGTTGTTGATGTGACTGTTGGCGATCACGTCGCGCCCTAGATCGAGCAACACGTTCCAGATAATCTGCCGCGCTTGGCCCTGGGTGGGCGCGACATACAGCACGGCAGAGCCGGGCGGGCAGCGCAGTCCCTCGATTAGCAAGGTGGTCGCCGCCAGTCTCGATTTACCGCACCGGCGTCCGGCCGCGACGACTTTGAAGCGCGTCGGATCGGAGAAAACCGTCTGCTGCCACGGCAGCAGTTGAAAGTTCAAGTCAGCCATTGTTCGGTGTCTCCATCTCCAGCGTCAGCGGTTCGGGGGTGCTGGATGCGCCGATCTGAAGTGGCGTGCCGTCCATGCCTGTGATGTTGATGGTGACTGCGCTGCGCTGGCCGTTGGTCTTCTCAAACATACTGACCGGGAGCGTGCGGTCGACGCACATCTTTAGCGCCGCCATCTGGCCTGGGTGGCCGTCCTCTAACGCAATGTCGATGATCTTTTGCACGACCGCCTTGCCGCGCCCCT